CTCCCCAACAAGATGGTCAACCGTCTCGCAAACGGCGACCCCAAGGCGTACCCTCGCGATGGGTATGCCAACAAGACCAAGCAGAACTGCTACATCCCGTACACGAGCCGAGCAGATGCTACCCTTCAGGGATACATCGACTTGAACGAGTCGGACCTGGCGGTACTGTCTCGCAAGCAGGGGAGCATCGCAAAGTTCTCGAACGCCGGCTACATCACCGTCGTGTCGTTCACGACTTCTGACGTGGCAGCTCCGACGTTGGCTACGGCGGACCTCGACACCCCGGGTGCGGGCGACCTCACCTTGACGGGTACCAACATGACGAGCCTGACGCCGAACTTCACGTCCGTCATCCTGACGGGTACTGGAGCCATCACGCTCACGCAGGCGCAGATTCTCGCCGGTGGCGGGACTGTTGCGGCGACGTCGATCTTCATCCCTGCGGCGCTCATTCCGGGTGCTGTTACGACGGGCACCTCCGCTCAGGTCAAGGCGGATCTCCAGCTCTCAGCGGTGGTCGCACTGAGCTGATAGTGGCCTTTTCTCTCCTTCCCTGGATTCTCGATCGAGACGGCAAGTTCCATCGCGTCGAGAACACCTGGAAACCAATCGACCTCTTCACGGAACAACAGTCACAGAAGCTCATGGGGGATATGATCGAACGATACGACAACCTCTCCGCGGCTCAAGGCGAGTTGGCGAGGCTCGATCGCGCCGAAATGTACCTCAAGATGCTCCGCCGAATGGGGTTCAACGTGCGCCGTGCACGTTTCTCGCGAAGGACCAATCACATGACCTTCGCCAAGGCGATCTCGGACTTCTATTCCGACTACGGGACGGTTCTACGGTTTCTCAGATACGATCAACTTCAGGGGAAGTTCAACGAGACAGCCCCACAACTCACCAGCTAAGGAACTAGGAGAAGCACATGCGCGTTGGAGTCATTCGTGGGGATCTTCCGGGCCCCCTCTTCCTCTCTGATGTGGAGCAGACCTCGCAGCCCTTGCCGGGCGTTCTGCCTCCAGGTCAGACTCGGTACTTGAGCCGTCCCGACCCCACGAGGGTTGGAGTCGCGCTTGCAACGGTGCCGGCTGGTATCGTAGCCACTTCGGCTCCGTCCCTACCTCTGACCATCGACAACACCAACCACACCATCAAGATTGGTGTCAACGGTGGTTCGGTGGTCACGGCGACCATCGCGAACGCGGCGTACAGCACGCTCGCTACGCTTCTTGCGGCCATCAACACGGCCCTGACGACGGCTGGCATCGATGCCGTTGCAGTGGCGGCCTACAATGCGCCGACGAAGATCCTTTTCCACACGGTCCTGGCCGTGGGTCCTGGGGCTTCGATCACGCTCGACACGAACGGCAACGGTTCGACGGGCGATGCGGCTCTTGGCTTCTCGACGAGCGGTGCAACCGGGACCGTTTCGACGGCCTCGACGGTCATCACGAACCTGCTCCCCGTTGGAGGTCCCCTCGACGTCTCCTCGGCGACGGTTCGAACCCAGGATACGTCTGGCCTCATTGGAGCGACGGACGCCATGGTGACTGCCATCGCGGATGCCATCGCGCCGAAGTTCGCTGAGACGAGCGCTGCGACGAACAGCTTCCACGTGGGCAACATGCACGGGTATCTGTCGGCCAGCTACTCGCCGGACCCGAACCGTGTTCCTGCCTTGGCGACCGGAGCTGCCATCACGGTCGTGCAGGACGACGGAGTGACGCTCTTCACGTGATTCACTCAAGGGGGCTGAGGCAACTCAGCCCCCTATGTACACCCAGATAGAATGTAGTGCTCTTCCCAGCAACCGTCTCCAGATGAGGATCCCGATGACTTCCAAACTTCCGAATGACACCACCTTCAGGACTGCCGACCTCTACTTCGCCGCGTACCTACAGACGGCGGGTGTCGAGATGAAGGGCACCACCCGTGAAAACGGGCGCGTGTGGTTCATCTTCTCGAAGGAGATCGCGAACGTAGATGAGCTGAAGACTGGGTGGTTCAACCACACAGCAAAGATCGCAGCCCTTCCGTACGCAAATGCGATCAAGAGCTTGAAATCCGTTTGCCATATGCCGTGAGGTCCTTCCGTGTCTGACGCCGACGACATCATTCGCCAGTTCAAGAACGCCATCCTGGTGCGCAACGTCATTGCGCGGATCTCGGGGCACGAAGTCATCCCTATGGAGAAGCCCTCCGAGAAGGCTTTGGCGAAGCTTGCGGAAACGGTTCGTCAGGCGGGGGACACTGGAAAGAAGTGAGGTAGTCGATGGCAACGTCACGCTGGCGGATGGTTCCGCCTAACCAAGTTGTCATCGACCAGGCGGATCTCTTCCAGGTTGATGGCTATACGCGCATCACTGGGATCGTACCTAGCGGGCTCACCTGCGCGGTCTACTACAACAACGTCCCACAGAGCTGGCCCCTCGTCGATGGGTCTTTCACGACCGACGTCCAGATCGCGTCCGGGAATGTCTACTGGAACGAGATCGGCATCGCGACGGGTTTCTACAGCGTTCGTTTCTTCCCCAACGCGATTGGCTTCTGGAGAATCGTCCTTCGGTATGGGGCCGGGTCCCTTGAGGTGACGAGGGACTATGATGTGCGCGATCTGACCAGTACGGATGAAGGTCTAGTCACAAGCTTCATTGGCGGGTGACCATGAGCAGCGGACTCTTCCTTCTGGGTCAACCGTTTCAACCGGACGATCTCACCTTGACGGTGACTCGGCCCGGGGGCGGGCTTGTTGACCCGATCTACATCCGGTACGCCCTTTTCCGGCTCAGTGCCAGCACCCCAAACCCCATTCTGGTGGGGGCCAACAATCGAACTCCTCTTCGGCGAGACGTCGGCCAATACTACGCAGCCGGTATCGCAGGAGATGGTGGCCAGCCTGGTGATTGGTACATTGAGTGGAGGCTGCAACTGTCGACCTCCCATCCTCTGACGAGTCGTCGGATGGACTTCAAGGTCATCACCGGAGTGGCCCCTCCGAACACGGTCCTATCGCCGGCCCTTCCGTTCAGTCCTGTGGCGCCCGCTCCGAACATCAGTCCGGATCTTGAGCAGCAGGTCACGCTGGCTGAGAACGGTTCTCCTGGCGACACTGTGGTGATTCCGCATGCGTTCGGTCACGCACCTGTCGTGTACGTCTTGAAGCAGGTGGGCTCCACTTGGGTAGATGCCACTGGTACGGTGGACATCTTCCATAACTCCACTTTTACCAGTGTAACGGTGACCAATACCACGAACGTTACGTTGACGTTCCTTGTTCGGCTCTCCCCTCAGTGAAGCGTTTCTTTTAGTACCTACCCGAGGGTATGGCGCTAAATTCAAAGCTAGGGGTGGCGTACCGAAATTCGGCGCTCAACACCATCCTGGCGAACCTGAACTCTGGGTTCATTCGGATCTACGACGGTACCCAACCGACAGATGCCGATACGGCCATCACGACGCAGAACAAGCTCTCTGAGTTGACATTCAGTTCTACCGCTTTTGCGTCCGCATCCGGTGGAGTCGCGACGGCAAACGCCATCAATGATGATCCGGCAGCGGTAGCTACTGGTACAGCGACGTGGTTCCGTTGTCTTGAGTCGAATGGGACGACGGTCATTATGGACGGCTCTATTGGGACGTCCGGTTGCAACCTGAACCTGAATACAACTTCCATCGTCGCCAGTGCCCGTGTCTCCATCACATCGATGACGGTCACCATGGGGGCGTGAGATGTTCCCTGGGGCCATTGCAAGAGAACTGGCGTTGGCATTGGCTGCAATCTCGGCAATTTCAGACGTCAGGTCCGGTTGCATCTCGAATGCCATCCTGGTCCCGGCGATTTTGACGGCCCTCGCGTTGGCCTTTGCCAACGGGTGTCTTGGGTGGGCATTGATGGGAGTGCTCTCTTGTGGGGTCTACCCCTTCTACTTGGCATGGAAAGACCGACTTGGAGGGGCCGACCTAAAGCTCTTCATGGCCTTGGGAGGATTTCTTGGTCCATTCATAGGGCTTCTTGTTGAGGGGATCTCGTTCCTGGTCCTCTCCCTTCTACCGACCCGAATTCAACGCCCCGCCGCTCCCGCCATCCTGGTTGGTGTGCTTCTCGTGAGATTTCTATGAGTCGAAAATTCAAGGCCCCTGAGTTCAATGTTCCGGTGAAGTGTCACTTCGACGTTGACACATTGGCCAGGAACATCGCAATGATTGCCGAGCAGGGGAGAAGGCTCCCTCCCGCCTTCATGGGAGCAGGCATCAGTGAGCCGGTCTGCGGTCCAGATGGCGAGATGATCGGGCGCGTCCTCGATGGCAAGGGTCTTTACTTGAACCATGACCTTAAGGACCTAGGGATCACCAAGAAGATCCCATTCGTCTACGAAAGGTCTCGCACTCAACGTCTTCTCGACAAGATAGAAGATACACGGGGCGCCATCACGACCTACGATGGCATCATCCAAGCCAGAGCTGGTGGCAAGGCGGATGACGTCGCTTTTTCGAAGGGTGCCTCCATCACGACGGTTGCCAACACGTGGTTCAGCACCTTCAGGATGTCCGGTCTCCCTGCCGCGGGGACCTACACGAACATCCCCACCGGGGCTGTCGCGGATCGAACCAATGCTGGTGCTTTGTCGTTGGGACTCAGCAACCCAACAGGTGGTGACAAGAAGTATCTGCTCACTTTGGGTTTCACGTCGTCATCAGCTCTTCAGATGATGACTCTTGTGGATCTGCTCGTCGCGTGTGGAAACATCGTCGCTACGTCGAACGCGGCCCAGACGGTCAGCTCTGCCGCCTTGACTCGCTATACCAGCGGTGCCGGCGTTTACGCCACGTTTGAAGTCACGACCGCCATCGGAACCACCGCCTCCAACATCAACCTTTCGTCGTACACGAATCAAGCCGGTACCGCGGCACAGAGTTCACCCGCGCAGGCGATGACGACTTCCGCCATCGTGCAACGACTCATGCCGGCGACGTTGAACTCGATTCAATTGCCTCTAGCAAGCGGTGATTACGGCATTCAAGCCGTTTCCACGGTGACACTGTCGGCGGCGATGAGCGCTGGCGTCATGGCGTTGAACCTCTTCAAGCCTCTTGTCTGGTTGCCTGGCATTGCCGCCAACATCTACATGGAGAGAGACACATCCGTTCAAATCAGTTCGCTCGTGGAACTTGTGGTGGGCTCGTCTACAATTGGCTGTCTGACGGCCTACTGCATGGCCAACACGACTTCCTCGGGAACCATTGCGGGCTTCATCCGAACATGCGCAGGGTGACCAATGCGCCGATACCAAGACGTTGACGAGGTCGCCAAGAGTCTTGCCAGACTCGGTGCATTTGCGCGAAACCTTCCGCCGATGTGGCGTGGGTCCATTACGCTTCCATGCGTAGGCCCTAATGGACTTTCTATCGGCACCATCATCCCGGGCCATGGTCTAGCCCTCGACCTGGATGTGGGACGACTAGGTATCCGTCGCAAGATCCCACACGTCCTCGATCGTAGCACGGTGCTCCGAACTCTGGACCTGCTGCTCGATGATCGTGGGCAGTTTACGTCAATGTTGTCGTTTAAGACGGCCGTGCCCAGTTACGCGCAGGTGCTTCCGTTCCAAAAGAACAACGACACAGCAGTTACGGCTGCCTGGAAGGACGTCTACTTGCAGGCGGGGTCGCCTGGGGCTGGCACGTACACCGCCTTTGGGTCTGGCGGCTCGGCAAAGGACAACACCGACGTTGGGTCTCTTATCTTCGGCGCACGCGACCCGGTTGGCTCCAACACGGCGTACTTCACCGCGTTCACGTGCGCCGTCACGGGGACGGCCCCCATCGGCTTCGGAACGTTTCTACTCGTTGACATGCTCATTGGATACGGTGCATTCGACACCAACACCACGTCGACTCAAACCATCGGAGGGACGCCCGCTGCGCTCACTCGCTACACCTCTGGCGCCGGTGTTCTGATTGCTGCAATCTGCGACAGTGGTACGAACGTCGGTGGTACTGGCAGCACGGCCACCATCAGCTACACAAATCAGGCGGGCACCTCTGGTCAAACGGCGACGGGGCTCTATTCGGGCGGAGGCGTGTTCGAAAACTACCTCCTGTGGAGTGACATCTCGGCGGGTGGCCCGTTGACGGCATCGCTCGCGACAGGCGACTACGGTGTGAGGTCAGTGCAGTCGCTTACGTTCTCGGCGGGCGCAGGGACGGCTGGGGCGACCGTCGCACTTGTGCTCTATCGTCCGCTCGCAATGCTGATCGGTGGCGGCTCTAACATTGCCGTCGATCAGGATGTTGGACGCAAGCCGTCGCTCATCACTCCGCTCGCTACGACGAGCGGTGGAAAGCTAGGCTGCCTGGGGCTCTTCATGCTCCCAGCTCCCGGCGCCGGAGCTATTCAGGGTGAGATTTCACTCTGCGAGGGATGACGCGTGACGCTCATCGGCGGAAGTAGCAGCGACCTCACGACGGCGCTCATCATGAGCGGTCCGGCGTTCGTCGGAGGAGTAGCCGCGAACAACAACATTGGAGGCGATCCACGTGCTCTCGCCGACCTCCAGGGGTACTTGCACCGGTGGCGAGCCCACCCGCTGGCTAACGATACCGTCTGGAAGGCCGACGTCACCAGCCGAGACGATGCCTTCATTCCGATGACGGTGAAGCCTAACGTCCTAGGCTCCCCAGCGCTCACCTTCAGCTCTATCTCCTCCAGCTCCTCTGCTCAAGAGAAGTTCACCGGAACGGCGTCCAATGCGGCCTCGTCTTTGGCGTCATCTCTTTCCGGTTCCGAAAAGTTCATCGGGACGGCGTCCAATGCGGTCTCATCTTTGGCATCGTCTCTTTCCGCTTCCGAGAAATTCATCGGCACGGCAACGGAAGCCTTTTCCTCTCTCGCGACGTCGATCTCGGCGCTGGAGAAGTTCATCGGCACTACGACAGAGACGTTCTCGTCGTTGGCGACGAATCTCTCTGGAACGGTCACTACCGGAGTGACGGGGACTGGAACGGTGACGGTATCTTCTTTGGTCCTCACCGCCTCTGGAATTGAAATCTTCAGCGGTTCGGCATCCAACACCGTCTCATCCCTGGCTTCTTCGGTCACAGCCAAAGAGATTTTCAGTGGGTCTGCGACGGAGACTGTTTCGTCTCTGACGACGAGCCTTTCAGCCCAGGAGAGATTCCTCGCTACTGGATCCAATACGTTGAGCAGCCTCGCTACCGCGCTATCGGGCCAGGAGTCCATGATCGGCAGCAGTGCGATCTTCTGGTCGTTTGACCCCATCGTGGCGGCTAAGGAAGTCTTCCGAGGGTCGGCCACAACGACAGTATCTTCCATTACCGACTCGGTCTCTGCCGCCGAACGGTTCATCGCTACGGCATCCAGCAGTGTATCGTCGATCACCTTTACGTCCGCTGGAGAGGAAGTCTTCACAGGGTCCAGCACGGTCTTCCTCTCGTTTGACCCACTGGCGACGGTGAAGGAGATATTCCGTGGGTCCACGACCACTTCGGTCTCCTCTCTGACGTCTTCCGTCTCTTCCCAAGAACGATTCTTGGGGGCTCTATCGACCTCCGTCAAGAGTCTCACGACGAGTGAGACCGGCATTGAGACCATGAAGGGCTCTAGCACCCTGTTCTGGTCCTTTGATCCCATCAGCTCTGGCAAGGAGACCTTTACTGGTTCGGTAACGAGTTCCGTATCCTCGATTGCAAGCCTCATCACGGCGAAAGAGATTTTCGTGGGGTCCCTCACGGAAACTGTTTCGTCCTTGACGTTCACAGCAGATGGGGCCCAGCTCAATAGAGTCGCTGGAACGGCCACGAGCAAGTTTTCGTCTCTCGCTTTGAACCTGTCTGGACTTGAGTCCTTCAGTGGTTCTGTATCGACCTCGGTAAGCAGCATCGGCACGTCGATCTCCGCCAAGGAGATCATGTCGGGCAGTGCCTCAACGACGGTTTCGTCTGTGACGACCTCTCTTAGTGCTCAAGAGAGGTTCATGGGTGTTGCCACAAATGCCCTCAGTCGTCTGGCCACTACGCTGTCTGGACAAGAGATCATCCGCGGGTCGAATGCGGTCTTCCTATCTTTTGATCCCATCGGCTCGGCCAAAGAGACCTTTAGGGGATCCCTCTCTACGACGGTCTCCTCGATAACGTCCACCATTTCAGCCAAAGAGGTCTTCAAGGGAGCCCTCTCGTCTACGGTCTCTTCTCTCACGACCTCGCTATCTGGACAAGAGTCTTTTCGTGGGACCGCGTCGAGTAAGCTTTCCTCCCTGTCGAGCAGCCTGTCCGGCAAGGAGACGTTCCGAGGACCCGTTACGATCTCTCTGAGTAGCCTTGCCTCTTTGGTTTCATGCCGAGAGATCATGAAGGGCTCCGCCACGAGCACTGTGTCTTCGATTGCCCTCTCGGCGAACGCCAAAGAGAAGTTCATCGGTACAGCCTCGAACCACCTCAGCTCTCTCGTGACCAACCTAGCCGGCTACGAATTGATTCGAGGCACTTCCTCTCTCTTCCTCTCGTTCGTTCCGCTGGTTGTCGCCAAAGAGACCTTCTCTGGTTCCGTCTCGACGTCCGTACACTCTCTCGCCCAATCGGCTTCCGCGAAAGAGACCATGCGTGGGTCGACGACGATGACGCTTTCGTCGTTGTCACAACTTCTCTCTGCGAAAGAAGTCTTCCGAGGGAGCATCACGAGTGCTCTGTCGAAGCTACAGACCTCAGCCTCCGCAAAGGAGGTCTTCCGAGGTAGCGCGTCCTCGACTTTGGCTTCGTTCATCAGCATCGGGACGTCAAGACAGGCGTTCAGTGGTGACGCAAACTTTGCAGTTCAATCAATCTCATTCGATTCCCTCGCGAGAGAGGTCTTCAAGGGACCCGTTGCATACGGTATCTCAAGCCTTGCTTCCTCTGGGACCGCTGAGGAAGTCCTCAAAGGCAGCATCGCGATCTCGTTCTACCCAATCTTCCCGAGGGCAGGTCTTCCCGGTCCTGACTTCTGGGGGGACAGTAGCATTGCTCTTGCGGACCCCCAGGCGACCGTCATTGCACGTGAGCGTTTCATGGGGTCCTCCTTGGCGGATTTTGGGGCACACTTCCATGTTGCCGCTACCGGATACCCTCTTCCCGACTTGGGGCTAGGGTCCATCGTTCGGGCCTCTAGACGCCTTGAAGAGGACCCTACGGCTCATCTCTCGTATGGGAACCTCATCCTCGCTTCCGACACATTTACGACGGTTTTGGAGCTTTCTTTTTCGGATCTTTCAGGCACGCGGGGCCAGACGATGACCATTCCTTGGGTGACCGTACCTGACCAGATCAAGATTCTTCACTTCGATCTGCAACTCATCACTCCTTTCCGTGGAGAAGGCTTGAGGAACTTGACGCTTCGGGTTCTTGGGGAGCCTTTGGGTACCTATGACGTCATGGCATCTGAGTTCGATCCAAGCACTTCTCTGGTTCGAGTTAGATCCCACAAGGGTCCAACCGACGTCAGCCTATCCTTCTCACCTAGTAGCAGGGCTGCCTTGTCGGACCTCACCGCTGGCAAGGTCAGGGTTACTTTGCACTACAACTTCCCTTGAGCGACTTCTCGCCCCACTCTTCTGTGCAGAGTCGCCATGACTGTGTCAACCAGACACAGCTTCTTTTTATAGTTGTGCCGGGGTATGGCACTCAACCCGAAGCTTGCTGTTGCTTTTCGCAATTCGGCCCTGAACACGATTCTGGCCAACTTGAACTCCGGGTTTCTCCGGATCTACGACGGCACGCAGCCGACTGACGCCGACACGGCGATTACCACCCAAAACTTGTTGGCCGAACTGACGTTCGGTTCTACAGCGTTCGCAAGTGCTTCCGGTGGTTCGGCCACCGCAAACGCGATCTCGGACGATACCGACGCGAATGCCACCGGGACCGCTTCGTGGTTCCGGTGCTTCAAGACCGATGGCACTACGGCTGTCATGGACGGCTCCGTGGGAACCTCCGGGTGCAACTTGAACTTGAACACGACGGCCATCCAGATTCACGCCGACGTCGCCGTCACGTCTTTCACGGTTTCAATGGCCGCATGAAGAAGAGGGTACAATGCAGATCAAATGCTACTTCGTTCGTCAGCGTACAGGTGTCCTGAACTCGCATGTGTTCTTGACTCCACCTTCCTACGAAGAAGCCGCCGACCATATCGAGGACCTCTCCCCCAAGGAGGCCAACTGGCCACAGACAGTTGAGGCTGTGCTGGTTGTCTCTGACGAACAGGGGAAGGCACTTGTGGCTCTCGGGGCCCAAGAGCATGTTCCG